GAAACTAGATTATTCTGAAGTAGAAAGTCTGCATCAATTGTATCGAACCAACTTTCAAAAGTTTATTGAGTATAACATTCGTGACGTTGAATTGGTTGATCGCATTGATGCTAAGATGAAATTAATTGACATGGCTCTTGCACTTGCATACGATGCAAAGGTTAATTATGAAGATGTATTCTCTCAAGTTCGCATGTGGGATGTTCTTATTCATAATGAATTGATTGATCGTGGTGTAGTTGTTCCGCAAAAAGTTAAGACAATCAAAAGTGAACAGTATGCTGGTGCATATGTTAAAGATCCAATTGTAGGTATGCATGAATGGGTTGTTTCTTTTGATTTGAATTCTCTTTATCCCCATCTGATCATGCAGTACAATATTTCTCCCGAGACTATTGTTCCAGGCATAAAGGCAAATATTTCTATTGATAATTTGTTGAGTGGAGAACATCAAGCATCAAGCGAATATTGTATGGCTGCAAATGGCCATTACTTTAAACGTGACAAGCAAGGCTTTCTACCCGCAATGATGCAGCGCATGTATGATGATCGTTCAATGTATAAAAAGAAAATGATTGAATCTCAGAAGCAATATGAGAATGCAAATACTGCAGAAGAAAAACGCATTTTATCCAATCAGATATCTAAATACAAAAATCTTCAGCTCGCAAAAAAAGTTCAATTAAATTCAGCTTATGGAGCACTTGGTAACGAATGGTTTCGATTCTTCGACATTCGTCAAGCAGAAGCCATCACACTATCTGGGCAATTGAGTATTCGTTGGATTGAAGACAAGCTAAACGGCTTCTTCAATAAGTTATTAAAAACGAAGAGTGTGGATTATGTCATCGCATCAGATACGGATTCTGTATACGTCAATCTTGGTCCGTTGGTACATATGGTCTACGGATCTAAGAATATTGAAAAAGAAAAAATTGTTGATTTTATCGACAAGGCTTGCACAGAGAAAATTGAACCGTTCATTGATAAAGCATATCAAGAACTAGCGGATTACATGAATGCATTTGATCAGAAGATGCAGATGAAGCGTGAAGTGATTGCAAACAAAGGTATCTGGACAGCAAAGAAACGATATATTCTAAACGTATATGATTCCGAAGGTGTGCGTTTTGCAGAGCCGAAGTTAAAGATGATGGGCATTGAAGCGGTTAAGTCTTCGACACCAATGTCATGTAGAGATAAGATTAAAGATTCTCTAAAGATTGTGATGAATGGTACCGAATCAGAGTTTCAAGAATTCGTTGCAGATTTCAGAAAAACTTTTACAACATTAGCATTTGAGGACATTGCTTTTCCTCGAGGAGTTAATGATATAAAGAAGTACAAGTCTTCAAAAGATATTTACACAAAGGGTACACCAATTCATGTTCGTGGTGCTATTCTTTACAATCATCTTTTGGAGAAAGAGAAACTAACAAAGAAGTATCAAACAATCAAAGATGGCGAGAAGATTAAATTCTGCTACATGAAAGTTCCAAATCCAGTACAAGAGAACGTGTTTGCAATCTTGACAATTCTACCGAAAGAGTTTAAACTGGAGAAATACATTGACTATGAAACTCAGTTTGAGAAAGCATATCTGGATCCGATTAGAACAATCGTTAATACTATCGGTTGGAATGTCGAACATGTTTCCTCTCTAAAGAGTTTCTTTAGTGACGATTAATTATTTTATGGAGAATTAAATATGGGAAATTTCTTTTCTGATCTAGTGGAGCAATTAAAAGATGAAGACACTAAGATACTTGCTGATGGCAATGCTAGTGCTGAATTTAATGGTACTATTGACACTGGTTCATATGCTCTTAACGCAGCCCTTAGTGGAAGTATATACGGGGGAGTGCCCAACAACAAAGTCACAGCATTTGCAGGTGAATCTGCAACAGGCAAAACGTTTTTCGTCCTTGGTGTTGTAAAGCAATTCCTAGATGACAATCCAGAAGGTGGTGTGATTTACTTTGATACCGAAGCTGCAGTCACTAAACACATGATGGAGTCACGCGGCGTTGATACTAAACGAGTTGTTATCTCTGAACCAGATACGATTCAAAAGTTTCGCCATACTGCATTACAGATCATTGAAAAGTATTCAGCGCAACCATTAGCGAAGCGTAAGCCAATGATGATGGTTCTCGATTCTATGGGTCAGCTATCTTCTACGAAAGAAATGGAAGACACAGCAGAGGGCAAAGAAACCAAAGACATGACCAAATCATCAATTCTAAAAGCAACATTTAGAGTTTTGAATTTGAAACTTGCAAAGATCAATGTTCCTTTACTTGTGACTAATCACGTTTACGATGTTGTTGGCGCATATGTTCCAACAAAAGAAATGTCTGGTGGTTCTGGTCTAAAGTATACAGCTTCAACAATTGTTTTCCTTTCGAAGAAGAAAGACAAAGACGGTACGGAAGTTGTGGGTAATATCATTAGAGCAAGAATGCAGAAGAGTAGATTCACTAAAGAGCATTCTGCAGTAGAGATTCGTTTAACTTATAGCAAAGGTCTGGATCGTTACTACGGTCTACTTGATATTGCAGAAAAGTATGACATCTTTAAGAAAGTTTCTACACGATATGAACTTCCTAATGGAAGTAAAGTATTCGGCAAATCAATTAATGACGAGCCCGAAAAGTATTATACAAAAGAAGTTCTTGACTTGATTGATGAAGCATGTAAGAAAGAATTTCTATATGGTCAAGAATCTATTGTTGATGAAGATAGAATTGAGGAAGAAGAACATGAAAATGAATGAAGACTATCAAATAACCGACACGGACATTAAGTACAAAGATAAAGATGCTGTCGCTACGATTAAAATTCTAACTGGAGAATATGCTGGTATAGAATTTAACTTCGGAGAAATTAGTTTTGGTGATGAAGAGAATCCTGACGGAACATTTACAATCAGCTTCAATTATGATATTCTACCTGAAGAATATAAAAATCTACAGAGTGACGAGAACTTCGAAAAAGTTGTCGGAACAATTCTAAATGATCTTTTGTTGGAATCAATAAACGCAGCTGAGAAAAGGTACAAAGATGAACTTAGAGCAGAAAATACTAAAACACCTGTTGACGGATGAGGAGTACACAAGAAAAACTTTACCTTTCATTAAAAGCGAATACTTTCAAGATTCTTCTGAAAAAATTCTTTTCGAAGAGATAAAAAACTATGTTGTTAAATATAACTCGATGCCTTCAAAAGAGGCATTGAGTATTGAAATTGACAATAAAGTAAATCTTACTGACGATCATCATAAGAGAACTATTGAATTAATTTCTGAAGTTTGCACTAGTGATGATACGTCGGACACAAAATGGTTGATTGATGCTACAGAAATTTTTTGTCAAGAAAAAGCTATTTACAATGGAATCATGCAAAGCATTCAGATTCTTGATAGTAAAAACAAAATCGAAAAACTAGATAAAGGTTCAATTCCAAAAATACTTGCAGATGCGCTATCCGTTTCTTTTGATAATCACATTGGTCATGATTTTATTGATGACGCTGAAACACGCTACGAATTCTACCATAGAGTTGAGAAGCGAATCCCATTCGACTTGGACTACCTCAATAGAATTACAAAAGGTGGTCTCGCAGAGAAATCATTAAACATTGTTCTTGCTGGCACTGGTGTCGGCAAAAGTCTTTTTATGTGTCATTGTGCAGCAGCTAATCTCACAATGGGAAAGAACGTGCTGTACATTACATTAGAGATGGCAGAAGAAAGAATTGCAGAAAGAATTGATGCAAATCTACTTAACATTGAATTGAATCATTTAGTTGCAATGTCTAAAGCAACTTATCTAAAACGAATTCAAGAAGTGAAAGAAAAGACTAAAGGCAAGCTAATCATCAAAGAGTATCCTACCGCAAGTGCAAGTGCAACAAACTTTAATCATTTGCTAAACGAATTGAAATTGAAAAGACAATTCATTCCTGATATCATCTACATTGATTATTTGAATATTTGTGCATCGTCAAGAATGAAACATGGATCGAATGTTAATTCGTACACATACATCAAATCAATTGCAGAAGAATTGCGCGGTCTTGCAGTAGAGCATAGAGTTCCAATTGTTTCTGCTACACAAACTACAAGAAGCGGCTATTCTAATTCCGATGTTGGATTGGAAGATACATCAGAGTCTTTTGGTCTTCCTGCAACTGCTGATTTAATGTTTGCATTAATTTCAACAGAAGAATTGGCAGAAGCGAATCAAATTATG